GATAAATCAAAAACTTACAAAGAAAATAACGCACTAATCCTAGAGTTCCCCATCCATAATCATCGGATAGCCTCTTAGTGTGGACGGACCTGCATTGTTTATAAGACCTGAGGGAGCATAGACGCTACTAACCGCAGAGGCTGCCATCTTGGCTGCCATGTTAATAGATTTGGTTTGCCAACCAGGAGTGTATGTATCGAGAAATGACAAAACTTGTCCCATACCGAAGGACGAATCGGATGAAGCTGACTCGGCCTTGATTGGATTCTCAATAACATTATTCCTGGCAGCCAATTCCAAATCAGCTACCTTAACACAGTTTATAGCAATGCAATTAGCGGTAGAAGGAATCCCTCTCCAAGCTATAGCTATACCATAAACATTCTGGGGGTTAGGGGTGGCCAGCTTAGTGGCCGTAGCCGCTGTCTGACCAGCAAAGAAGCACGAATCGGGCTTATCTCCCGTATTTGTAGCTTCCACGTCTGCACTTCTGAACACAGCAGCGTTGACATTGGGTCGCCAAACAACCTCATGCCCATCCAACTGAAAGCGCTCTCTCACCGCAGCGTAAGAGAACATCTCATCAACACTGGGAGGGATGAATTCACCTGCATTACCAGTGTTGGCGTTGAACGCTTCTAGAGAATAATTTTGTATAATGGCCACTTGACCTGCCATAGCTGACAATTGCCCTGTGTATTCCACCTGCAAACATGCCGCTAAGGTTTTAGCCCTAGCAAACGAGGCATTGTTATTCAAGTTAGGATACATGGGATCAGCTATGAACAGTCCAGTGGTGTTAAGCGATGCCACTCCCATAGGTGCGGCCGTGGTGTTCGTGGGTCGCACGTTGGTAGCCGAGTTGGCAAACGCGAAACAATTAGCATTATAATAATTACCTCCACTATTGCCATGAAATTCTGGAAACCACACATAATAACCGTTTGTGTCAGCAGCCAGTCCAGGCATAGTTGTGCTCTTCCTGGTTCGCTCAATAATGGAACCATCACCTATTGGTCCTACACCACGAACAAGAGGCCCATGACAAGGATCCGACACTAAAGAAGCATATCTTCTGATCATTGGATCAAAAACTCTAGAGATGCTCCTCTTAGTGCGCTTTCTTCTTTTGGCGCTTGGAACCTTTGCTGCTGGCACTAGTGATAGTGCTGCAAGTTTCCGAACCGCCGCGTTCACTTGAACGCTCGCTTGATTTTTCTTTTTCTTCGCCATCTAAATGTAATTTTTGTTCAGCCGTGCTAGACTCTGAAGGAAGATCAATTACAAACTTCGGTTCAGTGGGACATGGGATGTAAATGTCCCTTATCAGCGCTTCATACTTGCAATCGAGAAAGAGATTTGCTTTTTCCACATAACCATAAGGAAAATCGCGGAACTCTTTTGCCGTGTCGTATTGACTGCATGCTTCTCTCAACGTCCCTAAAGAGATATTGAGAGCGGACACTATCCAACACTCCACCAAAGAGTACTCTTCATAATTGCGAGGTCCTGGAAGCTGCTCAAAATCGAGCATCGCAGCTACAAAACCAGCATGAGATCGGCATAAATCATCATATTTTGCCTCAACTTTCCAAGCACTGTTAGCTCTAAGAATTCTTAGCACAGCTCTGCACAAATTACCAACCAGCGGCACATTAGGATACATTCTCGCATAAGGTTCACACTTACGGTATAGAATCTGCTCTGCTGGGACACCTTTCACGTGAGAATAGGCGATTTTAGAAACGAATCTGACCACGTCTGGCGCATACAAGTCAATGAACGGCATCTTCACAATGCCCAGGAAGGAAAACGGTTCTTGTCGTGCAACACGTTTCACCTTCAACGGTAGTCCTAAATCTACTGACACTTGCATGAGCGACTCCTCGCTAAAATGAGCCACAGTTAACCCGTCATCTCCTCCGTAAACCCCTAGTTTTGACCACGATTCCTCAGAGGAACATCCGTTATTCCTATACCAGGAATAGAAGAGAAACACCATCGCGAGAGTATTAAAAGTGGAAGTGCCGCCTTCACCTGAGCGTCTGGACCACCTCAACTCCATCTTGGTTCCCTTCTTAGTTTTAGGACGATCTTCTTCGTACTGA